AAGCCAATAAAGTTTACTCTGGTATTTTTGGACTGTGAAGCATACATACGTACTGTGTGATTAATTAAGCAGCGAGGTCATCTTCGCCGTAGTATTCGCGGAGTCGTTCAAGTACAAAGGCACAATCATTGTCGATGAACAATTCATTGTTATCCCAAAGGCCCATAGGTCCACGCATACGTTCATGTGTGGTATCTGCTGTAACCTTGGTTTGGAAGACATGCTTGTAACCCAAAGCTCGTTCTTCATCAGTAATATTCAATAGCATTGAAGACTGGCCTTGTTTCTCCAATTCTGTAAGTTTCACTTTCTTCGTATATAGAATTGTAGAGAAGTATGCTTCTAACCCTTGGTTTGCCAAGGATCCTTTAACTGGAACCTTAGTTTCCATAAGCATAGTATTCTCGTTGTACTCACTTTTAAGATGGGCAGTGAAAATTACATTTTTGGTTGAAGCCGCTACATACGTTTGCATCAATTTCTTGAAGAATTGTGCGTAGTTACTCCACTCTGCACGAGTATCAGAGGCACCAATAATATAGTTGGTTTCAAACATATCCATTAGGAAGTTCAAACCATCTACCACAATAGTGTGGTAATCCGGCTGAGTCTCTGCCCATTCAAATGCTTCATGTACTTGGTAAGGGTCAGTGATCACAAACTGCTTAAATTTCTTAGGTCGAAATGGTAATTTCCGGCCTGGCTCACAGTTCAAATAGATTACATTTTCAAGATTACGTAGACTTGTTGATTTACCTGAGGCTGGAAAACCACAGACTAAAAACAAATTGTCATTTACTTGATCAGTCATTCTTTTCTTCCCATTGGCTGACTAAATTTTTACGATCACTCCATCGCTCGGAGAGCGCTACATCAAGCTGCAGCATCCAAGGCTTTAGCGACGGTTGTGAAGATTGTTGCTGTCAGTTCGCCTTCATCTAAAGGTCCCTGACATTTCGCGTTGAGATCCAGAACTTTGCGGCGTATCTCATCAAAGCGGTATCCCGCATCGACTAGAATCATTGCGTAACGGTGTAATTGAACATTACGGTTTCCGTCACCAATGTTGTTAATCACCCAACGTTCCAAGTTGTCTAAGTTCTGTTGATCCTGAAGTTTGATCTTCCGTTCTTCATTCTTCGAAGTACGAGGGATGAAAGGTAGGGGATCGAATAAAAGTCCATCCGTGTACTCAATCTCTCCCGGATTGGTGAGCCATTTTTTCACTCGATGGTTTCCTGATTCATCAATATCAAATGGAAGTGACTCCACTACGTTATTGAAAAATTCCTTATAGTCCTTCGCATCTAACTCAAGTATGTGAGTCATAGGAAGAATGATTCGGAAACGGTTGACCTTTTCAGTGTGAGACTTGGTTGTGTAATACAGGGCCTTGTAGTCCCGTAATAACATCTTCGCCGTTGAGAGCTGGCATGTTCCATCAATATCAAGAACAAGCATGTTGAAGCCTGGGATGATGTTATCTTCCTTACGATAACCAAGTGCTCGACCAGTTTCAGGGTCTTCAAGATCCCCGCGCATTAAGTGGTGGTTAATCCAATGATGACCTTCAAGCCCAACAAGACGATCCAACTTATCAAACGGCGCTAGGGCATTTTGATAGCCAGTGGTCATGTCATCGCTATAAGTTAAGATCATCTCATCAAGGTTGGTTTCTTGGAGGGCTTTCCCACGTAGGAACAAAATTCCATCGTTAAATGCTTTATGAATAACGATGTGATTCTTATAGCCCCATGCAATGGCTAGAGCGATCATGTCATCCTTCTGGGTTCGTGAACCTTTGAAGAATGGTAGATCTTGGTCAAGGTCGGCCAATGTTAATTCAGTACGTGATGCAGCTAAGTATTTAGCTAACTTTACGTGATTGCGTTCAGGTGTCAGTAGATCATCAACTGCTTTACCTGATGCTTCTGTCATGGCTACAGCATATTCAATATGCTCATTGGTGATTTCTGGTGAACCATCAATGAATGCATAAGCACCTGCGAGCTTGAGGGCTTTGAAATAGCGATGATCCATTTCAGATTTTTTAATGGCTTCGTGTTCGTTGAATGTACGTCCACGTTCTTCGCAATACAGCTTGTATTCCAACAAAGTGAGGCAGACCTCACGCGGAATAAAGATGTCCTTATTAACGTTGACTAACTCAGCCAATGTTGCAAAGTGATTTGCCAGATCTTCCAAGAAAGCGTCATGTTCTGCATTGAACATTTGCTCAAGAATGTCCTCAGCACTCATACCTTCGGCTTTATGGGTATGACGGATCATTCCGAACAGGCAACGGCGGGCATAGCCCATTTCAAGCATTTCCATCAAATGCTGTTCAGTTACTCCGCCGTCTAATAATTTAGATGGAGTACCAAAAAGCAGCATGTTGGTAGGAGTAGCCCCGTCAATACGTTCAAATCGAACATTCTCACTTGTAGACTTAACTAGCTTGTCCTTAACCAAACCTTTGTCGTACAACTCCAAGAAGGTGTTAAGTACCTCAGTTTGTCCAATCAAGTTCGCGCCGATCTCGTCAATTTGCAGATTCACTGAACCTGCATTACCCATTAGGAGCTTTTGACGCATCTGCTTAACAGCAGGTGTAGTGGCAGAGTCAAATGAGAATAGGAGGGAACCTAGCATGTTGAACTCTTTTTCAAGTGCAACGCGTTCATCATTTGGGTCTGTGCCTTTACGAATGGCACGCTTGGCTGCCAGAGCTTCTAAGTTTTGATCTGCTAGAACTGGAAAAGTGTGCTCAAGGAAAGTTTCCTTAAACTGTTTGAGGATTTCACCTTCAATTAGTGAAGTGGAATAACCTTTACCCGTACCTGAAGGACTCAGGTTCAAGGCATAAATATTGATTGGAATAGATCCTTTGTTTGTCCAACCTACAATACTTGCACGCATCTGAGATGCAACTACACCCCAGTAATAGCAAAGCAGTACTCGGAAAAACATCGGATCATTGTTTTGTGTTTTGGTACACAAGATGTCTACCAGCTTTTCGCTGGTAGGGTGGAATGTAAGGTTAGAATAATCAAGTGCCATTGGTTTTCTTTCCTTTAAATTACGAGACTACCATCTGCAATCAGACGATCCTTTTGGGTACATACAGGGAAGGCATCGCAATACTTACAAGCGACAACTTGTCCTTTGATCTCACGAACGGCTCCGGAGGAGCCATCATCCACAAACCTTGCGAATGCATCATGTTTGTTATCAAAGTTCTTCGTTGAACGTCCGTCAGTCTTGTTCTTATCCTTGTAGTACTTCCAAACTGTTGGCTTACGCCACAGTTCCTCATCCGTACATTCAGGAAGTTCACTCTCTGGGGCATCCTGGTACTTTTTGAGAAGCCGTACACGGTTACGGACAAACAGCTCAGTCTCGTGAAGACTTAACAGGTTGAACCGTTGGGAGAGAAGCCGCGACGGCGGATAGTCCTTTTCAGACTTGGCTTTAGCACCTGACCAATCAGTGAAGATGTAATGAATCATCATTGAGTCATCTGTGATTAGTTCAGGGTTAAGCCAACGGTAGATAGATCCTTGTAATGGATACTTTTTTCTATTGGTTTGGTTCATGTAGGTAAAGACTGAGGTGCTCTTAAAATCCTGCACCATTCCTTCGCCAATGAAGTCGAATTTTCCTGAAATCTTTACCCCTTCGATCTCACGATAAGAACGAACTTCCATGTAAACAGGGATGCACCCTGCATCTAAATCTTCCTTGCTAGGGTTTACTTTCACCCGCTTGGCCACACGGGAGGGATAACCAAGAGCTGAAAGTAATTCGGGTAATTGTTCAGATTTCCAAGAGCGTTCGATACCATCATGAATAGCTGTACCAATTCTTGAAGATACTAACCCTGCGATGTCCACCAACCGATCCTCAGCAGGTACTCGTTTGGCAAGCACTGTTTGGCGGATAGGCTTCAACAGCGTTGTCGCAGATATAACGTCTTCTTCATGGTCATAGCTGTCTTGCGCTAGGAATACCGCAAGGGCGAGGGCAATATTTCCTTGGTTGGTGTACTTCCGCATTACAACATTCCCTTACGCTTGAGCCTTAACCTCTGACTCACCCATAAGTGCTGCATAGGCAACTAAGTCTTCATAGTTGTCAGACTTGAACTCACCTTGATTCGCACGCACCATTTTTAGGATGGACATGAATAACCAACCTTCGGTTTCGGTTAAGTCACGTTCACGAAGGGCATTGAAGATTTGAACGGTCTTTTCCATTGATCGTTCACCTTCTGGACTGTCATAAGTAACTGCGCGATCTTCCATGTGGTTTTGAGCACGCTTCAGAAAATCCTGAGCAGTTGTAGGCATTGTTGAGCCTGTGCGCGGGAACTTAATAACATTATCCTGTTCGGCTTTATCTGCAGCACGGCGTTCAGCAATAGCAGCTTGGACCTGCGGATGGGCTTTAACTTCTGCCAAGGCTTCCTCACCAAACAAAGCACTAAATAATCGATCAGCAAGAGTTTTAGCTAAGTCAGAAGGTAATGTATCTGGTTCCTCATCTTCTTGTGGTTCAGTCTTACCGAAGATTGCGTCAGCTAACTCATTCGCTAATCTTTCAGCAGCTTCAGCTTCTTCTTTTGAAAGTTCTGTATCTGCTTCATTGCTCATAGCAGCTTTAACTACATCTTCACCAAACAATTTAGTTGCGATAGAAGCTGCGGCTTCCTGAGCAGCTTGTTCTAAACTTTGTGATTGAGCTTGGTTTTGTTCAGCTTCAGCTCGAAGGATGCAAAGAATACACATAATTTTTTCCTTTCTTTTCGAGAGATCGCTCAACTGCCCGGAGGGCAGCGAGCATAATGTTAAATATTATATACGTACTTACGTGCGTGCGTACGCATGATTAAGCAGCACAGGCTAAACATTCGTCTTTTACAACGACTCCAGACTTCGAATAGATGTAGTACTGAGACAAAATATCCGGATCTAGAGTGACTCGGGTCATTAGATTTGCAATCTTTGTTTCAGAACCTTCATCTGCGAAGTAGAAGTTAAGTGATTGTCCTTGGCATAAATATGGTTGACGTTCACGTGCATAGCGATAGATCACTTCTTGGTCCATCTCAAAACCAGTCTTAAAGACTGCTTTCTCATGATCGTCTAACCAATCTACGTGCTGCACTGAGCCTGCATGTTCAATGATGTCTCGTAGTGTTTCAGGGGTATAAACACCACGATCCTTCATTAATTCATACAGAACAGCATTGATACGAGGTAAACCACCTACTGAAGACGAAGCTTCATAAACCATAGCTGGTGAAGGGAAGACAGATTCTTCAACACCGCCCATAAGTATCGAGGTGGATTTGGTAGGGGCAACTGCTGTTCGATGTGTGTTACGAACACCGTAACCCTTACACCATTCAGGCTCACCCAAGATTTCGGCCAACCATTTAGAGGCACGGAGTGACTCGTCATGAATGTGGCGGAAAATTCTTTTATTGAGGAAGTAAGCGTCTAGGCTTTCGTACGGAATACGCTTTTCCTGCAAGTAAGTTGCAAAGCCAAGAACACCCAAACCAATCGCACGGCCTTTAATCGTGAACTCACGAACTTTCTCAAGGCCACGCTTGCCTTCGGACTTCTCAATGAACTCAGAACACAAACAGTCAAGGAAAACTGTTGCTGTAAATACTGACTGACGCTCAGGAATTACATCCCAGTGTTTTAAGTTAATTGATGCCAGAATGCATGAGTAAGTAAGCAGTTCTGAACTGTGAAGCATGATCTCAGTACAAAGATTGGTGGCCACAATATCTAGGCCAAGATCTTTATACATCTGAGGACGATGGCGATTGGCTTTATCCGGGAAGAATAAATAACCTTTACCTGTAAGCAGCTTCACATGGAGAGCATCAGTCCATCGCTTGTGTGCTTCTGGGTCATTGGCAATTAGTCGCTTGATGAATGAGTCACGTACAACCCAACCATAATTCTTACCATTGCTATGAGTTCGTAAGCTGTCCAAACACTCATAGAAATCATCGTGTTCAATGTCGAGATAAGCAGCAAAGCTTCCACGGCGATTTCCTCCTTGACTAATCTTTGATGCCGCCGTGAAGAAGTCATCAATAACTTCACGAGCGCCATTGGCTTTTCCATTGCCGCCAAATTGTGAGCCACGTGGTTGAACAGATGAGAAGTCACCAGATGTTCCAAAAGCATTCTTTGAAAGTAGCGCCGTCTCCTTCAATCTTTCATAGAAGTCAAAAACCGAGTTACCGATTTTTTGGCCGGAACAAGCGACAACCATTCCACGATCAGTACCGGTATTAGCTAAAGCCGGTGATGAAGGGGAGAGGATATTGTCCCAAAGGTCATTAAAGAATCGTTCCTCAAACTCTGCCTGATATTGCTGAGGCAAATGACGGGCTAATGTTTTGGCGATGGTTTCATGACGGCCACGTAAATGATTTCCCTCAGAAGGTAAACCATATTTGGCCTTAAACATTTTCCAGCCTGCCGTGGTGTACCACTCAGGAAGTAATCCTTTCTTTTGCAGGTCTTTACGTTCTGCACTCAACGCTTCTGCCAAAATTTTGGCTTTGTCGGTAGCAGCTCCTACAGCATTAAACATGTGCGTAGTACTCCTTAAATTCATCAACAATGTCCATATTGAAAACGAGCAAATGCTTCTTCCAATTGCGGCGATACTGCAATTGAGTCGTAGCGAAGAAGTCTTGGAACTTGTATGCATTGAGCTGGTCATAGAACCATGCAGTGACAACACCAGTTTTGCTCTGGAACATTGGAGGTAAACCAAAATAGCCAAGCACAGAGTTCACACGGTCACGTACGAAGTGACGCATTTCATGCTTAGTAATGGTCGTAATGGTCTCAGGCTTGTGCGAGAAGATGTAATCAATAATGCCCAAGCAGTGCTTGTAAACTTTACGAGCCATACGGCGCAGCAATTTATGGAAACGTGCAAGATCGGCCTCAGTCATGTTGCCTAATTGCATACGTTCACTAATACACTGGTTTACAAGCCAAGCACTGAACATACAGTGAAAGTTTTCATCTTTAGCCGAGCCATCAATACCAGCAATGAAGTGGCTAATTTTGTTATGGCCACGAACGCCAAATGATTTAAAGAAAGCGAATGCTTCGTAAAGGGTGACACCTTCTAGGAAAGTGAGAGCTGCTGTAGCTTCAAGCTTGTCTTTAGATTTGGACTTCTTAACGAGATACTTAATGTGGTCGTTAAAAATAGGGATGTTCTTGATTTCCTCGTAGAACTCGTCCGTTGCTACACCGATGACCTCATTACCAATTCGATAAAATGGAGCGTGAGAGTTATTCTCCATCATGTTAAATACAGATGAAGCACGGATAATTTCAGGACGTGGGAACATACGTCCGATTCGTCCACCCCAGAAGTCGTCGCCTCCAATAACACGTTCGATTTTTGAGAGATAACGTTGTAAAGCGAGAACTGCGAAGCGTTCTCCTTCAGTGAGTCCTATACGGAAATCGACTTCATCTTCTTCAACACCGAGTTCTTCTGCGGGCCAATAGATTGCCATTTGTTTAATGGCAGCCTGAGTAGCCTGGGGATAGTATTCCACCTGACTCTCAGTGGGAGTCTCAATTTGAGATAAATATTCAGCCATAGTTACACCTTTCTACGCACGTACGTACGTGCGTATAAATTAATTAAAAGTTAAAGCTTGCCAAGAAACAGGGTACAAAGGCTGTACGATGTCTTGAACTAAGTGAGCAAGGTCACGGATTTCCTTTTGTGCGTGGGAGTCGCTGCGTTTGTTGAAGAAATTTGCAAACGCATAAAGGTTACCCGTCCAGATCCAGTTCACCATGACACCTTGCGGTAAGATGAAACGGGCCTGTTCAGGACATACGCCGTCAGCAACCATACGCTCATATTCGTTGATTGCATTCTCACAACGGACCTTGTAGATCTCTAACCATTTGTCAGAGTTTGGATGCACACCGCTTGAACCTTGTTTAATTGAACCTTCTGGTTTCTTTCGGAAATCTTCAGGAATGTATAACTCGGGACGTGATGTAATGTAGCGACGAGACTCCTCGTTCTCCACCATTCCTTGTTTATGCTTAAAGCACTGTGTACGGATTGGTACAGGTGCTTTCATGCGTAGGGTAATTGCAGTGTGAGCAAATGGTGTCCAGTGTGTAGCAGTTGCAGAGATCTGGCCAAGAATATTCTCAGCTTCTTCGATTGA